GTCGGCAACAGCATGGCCTATGCCGCCATCCACCAGTTCGGCGGCAAGGCCGGGCGCGGGCGCAAGGTGACGATCCCGGCCCGCCCCTTCCTGCCCGTCACCGCCGGCGGCGACCTCTACCCGGCGGAAAAGGCGTTGATCCTCGACGCCCTCAACGACTACCTCGCCGGGCGATAAAAAACCCCGCCGCGGCGGGGTCGGTGGGCCGGGGCGCGGCGGCTAAAGCTGCTCCACCAGGCGGCCGGCCTGGGCGGCGCTCTCCTCGATCAGGCTGTTGAGTTCGTACAGGATCGCCTCCTTCTTCGGCCCGTCGGGCAGGCCGGAGCCGCTCATGACGAGCGACCAGGTAAAGGCCAGCAGGCGGCAGCGTTCGACCAGCATGGCCAGGTCATCGAGGCTGACCGGGCCGTCGCTGCGGCTCATGCCGCACCCCCTGCCGGCGCCGCCAGCGCCTTGGCCGGCGCCGACTGCATCTGCGCGCCGACCTGCCCGAGGGCGAGCGCCAGGCGGGCGTTATGGGCGTTGTTGAGGTAACGCTGGGCGATGCGCTCCTGCATCGCCGCCAGGCGCGCCTGCTCGACCGCCAGGTGGCGGGCGGCCACCGCTTCGATCAGTTCGTCGCCGCACTCCGGCGCCCCGGCGCCGAGCGAGAACTGGTACTTGCCGTAGAGCACCAGGCTCGCCGTGCTGCGCGAGATGCCCAGCGCCTTGCCGATGTCGGCGATATTGTGGCCGGCGACGAACATCTCCAGCGCCAGGCGCTCCTTGTGCCGGGTCATCTTCAGGCCGGGCAGGACGGGGCAAGGGGCGGGCGCGGCGACGGCCGGCTGCCGCAGCGCCTGCTCCAGGGCGTTGAAGGCGGCGATGTAGCGCTCCTTCCACAGCGCCGCCTGGTGGCCGGTGAACCCCATGCACAGGAAGACGAAACCGTCGCGGGTGATCTCGTACAGCGGGTAGGTCTTGCCGCGTTCGGTGGTGTACTCTGACTCCGCAAAATTGCGGAGTGAGAATTCCGGCGAGCAGTCGAGGTTGCGGATCGCCTTCAGTACATCGTCGTGCCGCCTGCCGAAGCGGTTGGAGATGTCGACCGAGGTGACGAACAGCCGGTCGCCGGCCTGATGGACGAGGGATTGCGTTGTGTGTGCCATGATGGCCTCCATGATGATTCGTTGACGGACCGCCCCACGCGGGGCGGCCGGGCACTTCAACACGGCATCATGACCGCTCGCAGCTTTTACCCGAAGGCTGTTGCATGACTGCGCACTGCCCGGCCATCGAAAAGCAATGGCCGTAAAAAATCCGCTGGGCTGACGGGAGCGGAACCGCATGATGAGGTGTGTTGAGCACCTGCCGCCAGTCTGCCACGGTCGACGGCCAATTTGCAAGGAATTTAACGCGCGCGCACAATCCGCCGGGCGTCAACGTCATGGATTGGAGATCGACCGGAAATGGGGCAAGATAAAAAAACGAACCCGCCGCCGCCGCCGCCTCGTCGTTCGCCGCGGCCATCGAGGACGAAGCCTTTCTGGCCCGCGTCAATCAGGGGGAGCGCTTCGGCAAGGGCGACGTGCTCAAGGTCGAGCTGCGCATCGTCCAGACCGGCGCCGCCGGCCGGATCAGCGCCGAGCGCATCGTGCAGCGGGTCATCGAGCACCGCGAAGCCGCTCGCCAGCAATCGCTGATCTGATCCTGCCGGGGTGTCGAACCCCGTCCCCCTGACCGCCCCGCCCCCCGCCGATCACAATCGGCGGCATGGCGAATACCAAACCCCTCCACATCTTCAGGCCCGGCCGGCATACCGCGATGAGCGGCGCTGCGCTGGAATTCTCCGAGGCCGATCTCGCCGCGTCCGCCGCGGCGTATGACCCGGCGCTGTCGGAAGCGCCCATCGTCGTCGGCCACCCGGCCACCGATGGCCCGGCCTACGGCTGGGTCAAGTCCCTGAGTTTCGCCGGCGGCGGGCTGGAAGCCGAGCCCGACCAGGTCGATCCGGCCTTCGCCGACATGGTGGCCGCCGGCCGCTTCAAGAAGATTTCCGCTTCGTTTTACCCGCCCGCCTCGCCGCACAACCCGGCGCCCGGCGTCTATTACCTGCGTCACGTCGGCTTTCTCGGCGCCCAGCCGCCGGCCGTCAAGGGCCTGCGCGCCCCCGCTTTTGCCGAGGGCGACGACGCCGTAACCGTCGAGCTCGAATTTTCCGAACCCCACCCCAAGGAGACGTCGCCCGTGACCCCTGACGAAAAGGCCGCGCTGGAGGCCGAGAACGCCCAGCTCAAGGAGCGCCTCGCCGCCTCCGACGCCGCGCTGCTGGCGCAGAAGACGGCGCAGATCCACGCCGGCCACGCCGCCTTTGCCGAAGGGCTGGTGTCCGCCGGCCAGATGGTGCCGGCGCAGCAGGCCGTCGCCGTCGCGCTGCTCGACACCCTGGCCGCACAGGAGACCCCGGTCGAGTTCGGCGAGGGCGACGCCAGGGCCCCGCTGCTCGACGCCTTCAAGGCCTTCCTCGCCGGCCTGCCGAAGCGGGTCGAATTCTCCGAAACCGCCACCGGCCGCCGCGCCGCCGCCACCGGCGAGGCCCGCGTCGAGTTCGCCGCGCCGCAAGGCTACGGCGTCGATGCCGAGGCCCTGGCCACCCACCGCAAGGCGCTCGCCTGGCAGGCCGAGCACCAGACCGACTACCTGACGGCCGTCCGCGCCGTCGCCGCTCACTGAGGAGGCACCATGAGCCAGCAAGACCGCCCCATCCTGACCCTGACCGCCACCCTCTCGGGCAACGTCGCGGTCAACCGCTTCGTCACCCCGGCCGGCGCCCAGGCCGGCGCCGGCGCCAATACGCTCGGCGTCGCCCGCACCGCCGGCGCCTCCGGCGACAAGATCGCCGTCGATGTGCTGGGCACCGCCATCGTCGAGGCCGGCGCCGCCGTTTCCGCCGGCGACACCCTCAAGGCCGACGCCGACGGCAAGGCCATCACCTGGGCGACTTCCGGCGCCAAGGTCGGCCTCGCGCTGCAGGCGGCCGGAGCGGCCGGCGCCAGGATCGAAGTCCTGCTCATCCCCAACGTCGCCTAAGGAGGCCGCCCCATGACCCAGATGACCACTTCCCAGGCGCGCGTCGTCGATCCCATCCTGTCGACCGTCGCCCAGGGCTACCAGAACTCGGAACTGATCGGCAACGCCCTGTTCCCGCACGTGCCGGTCGCCGCCCGCGCCGGCAAGATCCTCGCCTTCGGCAAGGAATCATTCATGGCCTACGACACGGCGCGCGCGCCGGGCTCGGCGATCAAGCGCATCAGCCTCGGCTATTCGAGCGCCAGCTACGCCCTCGTCGACCACGCGCTGGCCGCCTCGGTGCCGGTCGAGGTGATGGAGGAGGCGCAGGCCGTTCCCGGCGTCAACCTCGCCTCGGCCGCCGTGCGCACCGTCCAGGACGCGCTGGCGCTGCGCCTCGAAGTCGCGCAGGCTTCGCTGGCGACGACCGCCGGCAACTACGCCTCGGGCAACAAGGCCACGCTCTCCGGCACCAGCCAGTGGAGCGACTACACCAACAACGTCTCGGACCCGGTCAACGACATCGAAGTCGCCAAGGAGGCCATCCGCGGCAAGGTCGGCAAGCGCCCCAACGTCGTCGTCATGGGCGCCGCGGTGCTGGCCAAGCTCAAGGCGCACCCGAAGATCCTCGACCGCATCAAGTACACCGGCCGCGACGTGGCCACCGTCGATCTGCTCGCCAGCCTCTTCGGCGTGCAGAAGGTGCTGGTCGGCGACGCCGTCTCGGCCAGCGATGCCGGCGCCTTCTCCGATGTCTGGGGCAAGTACGTCGTCGTCGCCTACACCGAGCTCGGCAGCCAGGCCGAGATGGGCCGCCCGTCGTTCGGCTACACCTACCAGTTGGGCGGCTACCCGATGGTCAGCCCGGCGCGCTACGACGGCGACACCCGCACCTGGCTCTACGACGTCGCCGACGCCGTGCAGCCGGTCATCGCCGCCGACCTCGCCGGCTACCTGATCTCGGCCGCGGTGGCGTAATGGCCGGCGCGAAGAAAACCCCGGCGCTGCCGCCCCAGGAGGGCGGTGTGCAGATCGAGGCCATCGAGCCGATCCGGCACGACGGCATCGATGTCGAGCCGGGCGAGACCTTCATCGCGGACGCCGTGTCGGCTGCCGCCCTGGTGGCGAGCGGCGCCGCCAGGAACCCAGAGGCGGCGTGACGATGGCGCGCGCCGCCTTCCGAGGCGTTTTCCCGGATTCCGCCGTCCGTGCTGTCGGCGGCATGGCGCAGATCATGGCCGCTGCGATCCCCGCTGCGCGGGGCCCCTCTCCGCTATGAGCTACGCCGCCTTCCGTAACCGTCCTGCCCCGCTGACGCGCCCGGTCGTCGGCGGCATGGCGCAGATCATGGCCGCTACGATCCCCGCTGCGCGGGGACCCTCTCCGCTATGAGCTACGCCGCCTTCCGTAACCGTCCTGCCCCGCTGACGCGCCCGGTCGTCGGCG